ATTTGGGGGAATGTCAGGGATGCTACATATACATGAAACGGCGCAAGTGCATTTTATAACACGATGGGAGAATTAAGAACCAGAAAACGTGGAAAGACCTGGGAGTACAGCTTTGAGGGCGCCCGAATCAACGGGAAGAGGAATCCCATCTCAAAAGGTGGATTCCGGACAAAGGCCGACGCACTTGCCGCCGGCACTCAAGCGAAAGCAGAATACGACAATACAGGAAGAGCCTTCCGGCCTGCAGATCTGAGCCTGGCTGATTATATGGACTATTGGTATACGAACTATGTCCTGAAGAACCTGTCATATAACACGCAGGCCGACTATGAGAGGAAAATTCGAATTCATATCAAGCCGGCACTGGGGATCTATCGCCTGTCGTCAATCGAACCAGACGCTATACAGCGGTGGATCGATTCTAAAAAAGAAGATGGATATTCGCAGAATATGGTCAAGAATATTCTCTCGTGCCTGTCCGCTGCGTTGGATTATGCCGTATACCCATGTAAGTACATCAAGGGGAATCCTTGCCACTATGTTCGAATTCCAAAAATAAAAGATGATCCAACTCGAAAGGCTCATACTGAATATATTTGCTCAATAGAGGATTTTGACGCTATAATCAAGCGATTCGGCCCGGAAAGCAGTTTCTATATTCCGCTGATGACCGGTTACCACTGCGGAACCCGAATCGGTGAAACCTATGGTTTTGACCTGCTCCAAGATGTGGATTTTGCCGCCCACACCATATCAATTCGGCATCAGCTAAAAAAGGAACACGGCGTATGGTGCTACCGTGCCCCTAAATACGACTCATGCCGTACAATTCGAATCGATACGGAATTAGAAAATATGTTAAAGCATGAGATACGAGAACGTCAAAAGAATATGCTGCGCTATGGTCAGTATTTTACCAAGACTTATCTCACGCCGGATGGGATAATTACTCAGGCTCGCGCCGATGTGCGCCTCCCATACCAAGAAATCATGCCAATAAGCGTCAAAGAAAATGGGGAACTGCTCACGCCGGAATCATTCAAATACTGCGCCCGCGTCATCCATGAAGAGCTTGGGAATCCTAATTTCCATAGCCACTGCCTCCGGCACACGCACGGGACCATCCTGGCCGAGAACGGAGCCCAGCCCAAAACGGTGATGGAACGGCTGGGACACAAGGACGTAAAGACCACAATGGAGCGATATATTTTCAACACGGATAAAATGCAGGACGATGCCGTGGCGATTTTTGTGGCCGCCACACATAAAACTTGCCTACCTCTCTATACAACGGTAGGCAAAAGGTAGACAAAACCGTTTTGCAGTTGGCTCAGAGCAAGACAAACGCACGTATTTCCTTACTTTTTGCGAGATAAAAGACACACCGTCTCCACATTCGCCGTATGTACAAACTTAAATACTTTCTTTGGTTACTCATAATTTATTATATCGCAGAACAACGGAAAATCAAAGGATAAAGGGAAATCTTATACTCAAAAACTGCTACGTTTTTCTTGTTATATTTTCCTATAACTTGTTCGTGGTAGGCAAAATGTTGGCACTGCCTACCACATACCATGTTTCCATATAATACCAGATCAAATACTCTGCCTCCCAATATACAATGGTATTGGGAGGTGAACACCGTGACGGCACTGACACAATGCGAAACTATTGTATTGGAAGTAATATGGGAAGTTAATCACCACATGACATTGCCAGAAATAGTTGTCGAAGTAAACCGGCTCCACAACAAAAATTGGAGCAGGCGGGCGGTTTCCGCTTTTTTAAAACGGCTGCGGAAGAAAAACTATATTGACCGGCGGCGTGAGGCAGGAAAAATTTTATATTATCCTCTTTGTGACCGCGAAACCGTAATGCCTTATCTTAATGCTGGTTACCAGAAGTAAAAAAGCTCCGGCAGCATCCGGAGCTTGAAAATCTACCTATTATATGTTATCCTGATACCAGATGGGGGAGCGGTGGCAAGCCCGCCCTCCTCTGTCTACTCGCTGAGCCTTTGGCTCTTTTTTTAATCTTCTAAAGTGCTTTGCAAGTTCTCAAGAACTTTCTCAATTTTGTTGTTCTTTTTTTCTTCGTCCTTCTCTTCGATAGCCTCTTTCAGATCGTCGATCAGAAAACGAATAAATCCGTTAAACTGCTTATCAGTCATTCCCATATCGTTCATGTTCTCCTCCTCTCTCCGTTTCCGGTGATTTGTTAGAATCTTGCCCTTCCAACTATCTTTAGTATACACTTGTACAAGTGTATTGTCAAGTATTTTTCAGCTTATTTTTCAGGTTTCAAGACCGGCTTAAACCCATCTATTTCAGTCGCTAAAAGCTTGTTGATGAGGCTGTTGGTCGTTTCTCCCCTATCCTCGGCATACTTTTTAACAAGTTCGCGGTTCCCTTTATAGACATTCACGGCAATTCTGTCATAGGCAGAACTGTTGTATTTATTATTCGCAACCGTTCTAGCATTCCGCCCATCTTCTCTTGCTTTTCGTGGCATCCTTCTTACCTCCTATATTTATACCTATACCATAGCACATTTTTACATGTTGTGCAAGTGTATTATTGTTTGTCCATTTATGTAATTGTGCAACTATATTTATTTTATCCAAACCTCTTGACAATGCACTTGTGCTAGTGTATAATTAAATCATCAAAAGAACGGAGGAACAGAACTATGGCAAACAATGAAATGATGACGCTCGAATTAAGCAGACGCGACATGTGCGATATAAAAAGAGCATTAACGGCAATCATCATTGATTTTCGCAGAGAAATATCAAACCAGGAAACAACAGAAGATAGAAGGAAAACTGCTGAATCGTCGCTGGAAATGTGGAAAAGGTTAAAATCTAAAGTTGACACACAGTTCGCGGAGCAAAATAAATAATCATATTCCGCCCCGGAGGTTACGAGGGCAGTAAGGATAAAAATGGAATGGAGAATAAGAGAAAGCAATCATGGCGGTTTTGTTGCTGAGTACGGCGCACAAGTCCAACCAGGAATCCAAGCCGGCTTCAAGCCCGGATTCTTTATGGAGGCCTTTATCGTTTATGAAAGTGCTCGTTTTGACACTCGCAAGCAGGCAGAAAAATATATCGCCAGAAGCAAAAACAAACCACCATTATGTATAAATTAATACCATGTATACTATATATAGATGAATAGCAATTCCAGACAAACAACATTAAAAATGCTATTGATTTTTTTAAAATACTTGCGTATACTATAAACACAAGGCACCATCTTTTTGTACCGTTACAATAAATGAAGGGGTGATTATCATGGCTACAAAAAGTATATTAAAAACAATAAATATCAATAATAGAAAGCTGAGCCGTTCGTTTGTAAATGCTTTGGAGAAATCACAAAAAATCAGCAGCAAACCGGTACAGATGAGCAAGCCTTGTAAGGATGTTAAAAAGGAAAATGTAAAGGACTTTTTCGGACTGTAAAATGGGCAATTACGCACAGATAAGTTTAGCTGATATTATTGGTGAGCTCGGAGAGGATACAGCACATACTATCCTCTCCGTTTTTTCATGTCCAAAAAATAGAGATGTGGAAAATTTCTTACGGTTTAAAGCTATCGAGTTTTCAAAAAATGATTTTGCAAAAACGCACCTAGTTTATTATATTGATGGTAACATGAAAAAGTTGGTCGGTTATTACGCAATTGCAAATAAATATATATCCGCACCGGCCTCGCGCTTATCATCTAAATTGCGCGGCAAAATGTGCAGATACGGCAAATATGATGAGGAGTGCAGAAAATATTTTGTGTCTGCAATTTTGATAGGACAACTCGGAAAAAATTATACAGATAATAATAATGAATTAATCCGTGGTGATGAACTGTTAGAACTAGCGATTAGCAAAGTGCGCTACATTCAGAGCCAGGTGGGCGGTCGGTTTGTGTATTTAGAGTGTGAAGATAAAGATAGACTTATTAAGTTTTATCGACGCAATGGGTTCGTGCCATTTGGTGAACGAGAACTTGATGGAGATGAAATAGATGATTTTTCCGGGAAATGTCTAGTACAGATGTTGAAGTACATAAAATAATCAATGATGCCCCTGGGAGTGATCTCAGGAGCATCGTCATATTACCGGACCAGCTCTGCAAACGTCGCCTTGCCACAATGTCCATCTACCTCTAGATCGTCCATGTCGGCCTGATACTGCCTGATCGCTCGCTCACAACCGGGACCGCAGGATCCGTCAAAACCGTTGGGATCGTATCCCCGACCATAGAGCAGGCCCTGCACGATCCGAACGTTATCTCCCTTGACTCCGCGCCTGACTGTCGCATAGGCTGCCTTGCTCTTGGCCCCGAAGCTGCCGTCGATGACCAGTCCCGCACCGCAGGCGTGATTAAGATATACCTGCATAGCCATCACTGCCGCCCGCCGGGTTGCCGGTCCGCAAGATCCGTCAATGTCCAGTGGATCCGCCATGTAGCCGCCCACATATCCGTTAAGCCAGCGTTGATACTGCATCACCGGGGTATCCGGCGCCGGATGCTTGGATCGGTACTCTTCCGACTGCAAAAAGCCCTGGCGGACCTCATCACGGCTCACGCCATCTTGCAACTGTGCAGTCCAATCAGCCAGGCCACCGGCGTCCGGATCCCGGCCCAGCAGATCGCGGTAGAGGCTGGATACATAATCCTGATCACTCTGGGGATCCTCCACGGCCAGGGCCACCGCCCGGCGGACGCAGATCAAGCCACGGTTGCCAGCCGGAACCGGCGAGGAGGATGCCTGGCGCTGCTTGCAGTAGTTCACCATGTTCTTCCGGGTCGGGCCGACCCCGCTGCCGTGGCCGCTGATCTCCCCGTTTCCGACGTACATTTCAACATGGCCGACGTATTTCGTGTCCTTCCGCTCGGTATTCCTTCCCCTAAAATAGAGCAGGTCCCCCGGCAGCAAGTAAGACTCTCTCGGTACACCGGCGTCAATAGGTACGACAACATTGGCCAGCTGGCTGCTCAGCATCTGGGCCTCGGTGTTTCCCCCGATCTCAATGCCAACCTGCTGATAGGCCCAGCGCACCAATGAGCTGCAATCCGACCATCCGGACGCCACCTGGTCACGCTTGCTGCCCTGTGTGTAGGTGTTTCGCCCCTCACGGGACTTGATTGACGCGACAATGGTCGCTCTCTTTTCTGTTACTGTCATACCTGATCTCCCTTCTGAGTCAGCTGCTTATACACCTGGTTCGCGCCGGTTGCCGCAAGCCCCGAAACGATGCCGACCGCAATGGCCGTAATAACATCACCGGCGGGATAATCCGGCATTACATACATGCCAACGATGCCCAAAACGCCGCCCAGAGCCCCGCAAATGACCGGAAGCCACTTGTTGTCCAGACTCGTCGCTTTAATGGCCTGTGCGGCCAAATAACAGATCACAACAATACCTGCAACACCTGTAATTCCAAAATCCATGCTGTTACCTCCTATTAATTATCAATAATTGATTCCATCAATTCGTCTCTGATTTTTTTCATAGCTTCCACGCCGTTCCCGGTGATCTGGTGATTCAACAGGGCAGCGAGACTTTTTGACTGCTGCTTCTGCATCTCCTCCAGAGAGACAAGATGCCGGTAATCCTTTTCCGTGTGCTCCTCTAATTTACCAACTCGTTCATTTAGCCGGACGGCTGGTCGGACAAGCTTAAAAATAATAGCTCCGGCTCCTCCAACAATGGAAACCATTCCGCAAATCTGCAAGACGGTGTTCAAAAAATCCAATGGTACTCTCCTTTCATATTAATAAAAAAGAGCCGTCTCTGGCCCATCTGTCAACCCGGCAGTCCGGGCGCTGCTCTTATTCTCATCTTGGCTCCTCTATCGCAACCGGCGGCACGTTTTGTAACATTTTATTGCGACTCTCGGCCGCCCCCGCTTAGTTCATCAAATAGGGATTTACGGCCTGCAGTAATCCAGAGCATGGCGTCTACCCCCATCCTGGCGTGCCAAAATGGCTGGGTATGTAGCGCCCCTATCCCCTTCCCATCCCCCGAAAAATATGACATAACAGTAACTTCCATCATGTGCACAGGCGGGTCGACAGGGATAGACGTGACGAACATTGAGATTCATAATGGTTTTAGTAGCTTTTGTATTCTGAGTAATAATACCGATGTGTACTACACCATAAAGACATTAGTACCTAATCAATGCTGGGACGTAATATATTCGGCGGCTTTAAAATGATCAATTACCCAACAAAGGATGCCGATGTGTCGCAGATCATGACCATGATGCCGCGAGACACCGACGTATTAGATCCAATTTTAACGCGATATCGGCCGTCTGTGCTGTCCTTGGCGTATCCGGCAGATTGAGACCTACTGCCTAACTTGATCTCAGTCAAGCTCCGCATTGAGGTCGTAGCTGCTGTCCAAGTTACGGGATAATAACTCACAGTGCCATCGGATGCGCATATCATCAGCATGGTACGGTCTAATCCCTTATCAATATACAGATTGAGATCGGACCCTTGCTCTTGCCAGATAGTTTTTGCTGGGGCCGTTGCGGCTGCGCGGGTTTGTGCAGAAGTAATATTGGCATTTGCGGCGGTTATATCACTATATAGTTGATTAAGTTGAGTCTCTACATCGGTCCCATCCGATCCAACCACACACTCCGCCGCTGTGATTGGATAAACCGGGCCGTCCACATCGTTCAGCGTTACTTTTCTTCCTGTTGTTGCCATTTCTCCTTCTCCTTTTTAAGTGATGCTTCCAAACTGGATAGAACACATACGAATAAGGCTGTCCTCCGTGCTGTCAGCTATAACAGCTATAGTACCGCCGCTGTTTGTGGCCTCCACACTCATGCCGGCGGATTTGAGGACGGTCACTTTTGGCGCTCCTCCATTGACATTGGGGTGCTTAGATACAATCGCCTCCAAGTATATCGACGAGTCATGACGGCATCCTGCCAGAAGCAGATAGATACCATCCTCCGGGCAGATCAGCGCGCCCCGACCGTTTCCCACCAGACGGACACGAAAAGGAGACGGGATCGCCTCGCTCACAGTCTCTATATCCGTCTGCCTCGCGTAAGTCTCCGGCCCTTGGCCCCCCAAAAGGTCCGCATCCAGGATAAGAGGGATTGGCGGGTCCGCTGTGCTACCGGAAGCATACACACCGGATTCTAATACATTGCCAAGATTTGTATTAACCTCATTAATAGCTCCTACCAACGACCCTTTCTCGGCCGTTTGCAGATCGGCCAATTTGCCAATTGCGTCCCATTGATTGTTCGGCCCACCGTACCACGGTTTCCATACGCCATCGTACCTAATACGTCTGTATGTGTGGATCAGGCTCCCCTGGTAGGTAATTGTCTGCAAAATCATATTTGGATAGCCAACATACTCAACAACAACCTTGAACCCTGCTTTCGGCTTCCCATCCGGCTGATCCGTAATGTTCCCTCCTATGGAGGAATTAGTACAAGTATAAATCCCCGGCGTCGCGTAATCATTGAGGCTCCCGGAGGTGATAGGGTTGATACGATCCAAAACATAAGCACCGTCCAGCTCTCTTGCAGCAGCATTCGCATTCTCAGCCGCTTCTGCTGCCTCAAAAATGGCATTTTCAAGGGCTGTAAATTCGTCCGTACTTTCGATTGCCGACCCAGAATCTATCCGCGCCTCAACCGAAAGCAAAAATGCAAATGAGCTTACCTTACTTGAATCCTCCGATATCTCGACCTGGCACGTTACTTTCCCAGTCTCTGCAAGCATTTGCGTTGTCAATTTCACCACTACAGTGTTTCCCAAAACGGTGCAATCGTTGTAGATCTCTTTCCCAGATGGTTTTCTTGCATATATTCTCGCTACCGCTGCGGCCGGAATCTTTAAATCTGTAATCAAGCAATGCAATTCACGCCCGGAGTCCCTCTGCACAACCGGAACGATCTCCGGGATCCTTTTTTCCCCCGTCGCAATTTCTATTCTCTGTTGCTTCATCGTCTTTCACCTCCTGCCGTTCCTCTCTGCAATAACTGTTCGGTCTACATACTTTCAGTTCCATTTTTGTCCTTCCTAATACGCATAGGTATTCCAGTTAGTGATCACTCCATTTTTCACCGTAATCTCATGGTTTCGGCTGTTTCCGGTATCTGCAATTTTGATTGTTCCGCTTGCCCCTCCCCGAATCCAGGGGGGAGAATCCGAATTGCTCCCATCAATTTGAATAACATTTTTTACCACTGTATCATTTTCTCCCTTTATTCCAAGGCTCATAAAATCCTCCGAATCACACCACAAAGCAATCCCGACTCGGTCTCCTGATTTGACCGATCCGATAGATCCCACCCAATCCCCCAGGTTATTCCAACTGTACATCTTTAATGTCGTCCCATTTACTTCGATTCCTTTTTTCCCATTGCTCGCATATCCCACCATTTTCCCACTGATAAGACGTAAGTCCTTATCCAATGTGATAAATTCGTCTCCGGAATAATATGTAACAGCATCTCCCCCGAACCCAAACCCATTTTCGCTCACCCCAAAAATGACATCCCCATACTGATCCGTCATTGTAAATTGTCCACCGTCTATCATGGCATTTTTGATTTTCAGCAACCCTTCATCGTTTAAATTCAGGTGCTTTGATTCGATTGTTCCGGCGTCCAAATTTAGGCGGAACCCCTGCTGCCCTGGCAGAAAATTTCTCGATGATAATACCCCGGCAATCAGATAAGTAGCATAAAATCCTTGTGCACTCCCAAACGTACTCCACTTCCAATCTCTTCCGTCGGCAGTGCGTTCCGAAGAGATCAGGAAACCAGTTGTCCCAATCGCCATTGCACCATAAGTAGGACTCCCCTCCACCCTGTCTTCAAACAAAATTGCCCGCTGCCCGGTATTTTGCGCAATGCTGCGCATGGCATGAAGACGGGTTAGATTGGCATCAATAATCCCTTTGATCGACTCCGCCACCAGGTTCCCGTTTTGATCGGTCACCTTGTCGATTTTCCCGGCGGATGAAGTGATTTTTGTGAAATAATCGTAGGCAAATTTCCCCAATTCGATTTCCACGGATTTCTGATCGATACAGTCCCAAACCACCCGGATCACTCTGGCCTCCGAAACAATCCCCAACTTCTTATGTTCGCAATGGACTGTATCTCCTAACCCTGCCATTTCTAAAATCTGGTATTCTTTGTATTCTTCCGTTTTGGACAGGTCTATCATCTTGATTTCCAGATTGACGGTCGGTCGGTCGACTCCAGTCTCAAACAGTGCTTCGCACCGGCGCACCAGTTCCGTCCGCAGTTCCGCCAGTGTCGGAAATCCGTTTTCCTCTTCTCGCGCGTCCTCCTCTAGTTTCACATCGTCAAATTCCACCTCCCGCGCGTATATTACGGGATATTTCTCAATGTTTGGGCTGTCCACCCACGGGGCATCCCCTTCAAGAGTATATCCGTTATAGGCCACCGGGATAATTCTGGTGATTACCTCCTCCATGTTCACGGTCTCATTGATCTCCGTAAGATTTTTCCCGTACTGTATCCGGAGGCCGTAGTCTCCTCCTGCCCTCTCGTTGACAATGATTTTCCGGTTATCATACAAAATTTCCCCGCCCCACCGGTTCAAGAAACTTTCCTCCCCATCCCCGGCAATAGCCTCCATAATGTTTTTTCGTACATAATAGGCTGTAGAAATATCCTTGATATCCGATTTCCCGGTAAACCTGGTTCTGGCCGTCATGATATCAAGGGCCTGCTGCCCGTTCTTGTTTGTTGGCCTTATATCTACCAAAAACACTTCGTCCGCTGCATCAAAAAAGATCGGTCTTGCATATGCCGTCACATCCCGGTCCGTCTTTTGGGTCTCATAGATCCGGAAGAGCTGCTTTTCTCCCATCGGAGTCGGCGCCATGATCACCGCCCCGGTCTCAAGGAGCTTCCACCGGCCTTCTGGATCTATGGGGTGCTCCAGTTCCATTGACCAATCACCGTTTAATTCCATCTGCAGTTCGCACAAAGTTGGAGTCAGGACAAAGTCCCCATTCCTGTCAAATTCTTCGTTTCCCGGACTGTATACCTGTATCATAACACCCTCCATTTTGGCACCACCAACAAGGTAAAGCCTGCGCTTATTGCAATCGTATTCTCGCCCTTTAGAAGATAAAGGTCTTCATAATCCCCGGCAATCGCGGTATTCATCATTTCACCATCCTGTCGGTATGAAATCATTCTTTCTGTGTCAATTGTGAGATTTTGCCCCACATTGGCCGTAACCGTTTTCCCGTTAACTGTCAAAGTGCAGACCCCTTCCCCGACGATCTGATATGCCGGCCTGGAGACCTCGTAAGGATTGTATGATACTTCTTCCGGTGCCCGCGGTTGATCTCCTTCCTCCAGGTATTGGTAAGGAGCGCAGGTGAATTCTGCGGTAAAGCGGCCAATCCGTCGAACCTCCCGTTCTGCGTCCATGATGAGTACCCGCTTCACCTGGTAGTATTTTCCGTAATCGTCAGAAAACTTTAGCTTTCCTACCGGTCCCAGCAGCCACCGCTTGCACTTCCGAAACCGATCCGCCCATAGTTCCGGCTTCTCCCGGAAATTCGCCTCCATCGGAATTACAATATCCCGGTAAGTTCCCTTCCTGACCATCAAGACACCTCGGCCAGGAATATCATATTCTTCCACGTCCTCTTCTGGTGCCGGGATATCCGGCCTCCGAACGATCCTAAGTCCGTACCAGTGTCCTGTCTCCCCGCAAAAAGAAAAATCATACTGCACTAACCCCCACTCCTTTCGCTTTCATCCGGTTTGTTTGTTTCCGGGTAATTCCGGAAATGACCGATTTTGTCACTCGTTTTTCCTTCATCATTCCGTCTATATAGATCGGCTGTTCGAGTGTCAACGCGATCTGTCCCGCAGCGCTTCCCGCTGTGCTCCAATTGCCTCCGCTCCTTCGACTGTCAAAGGACAGGGAGTCTTCGATCATTCGGTTCACATCCTGGAACCTCTTTTTATATCCCAATCCATACCCTTCCGCCGAGTATTCGCCCATTTCGCCAAACACCTTAGAGGGGGAATGGATTTGCAGTTTACTTTTTGCCTTGCTGATCGCCGCGGCGCACATGCTGGACACTGCGTTTACGACATCGGATTTTCCGTCCCGGATTCCTTCCGCCAAACCGTAGGAAACATTTAGTCCAGTGCTATACAGGCTATCCCTTCCTAACTCTTTCGCTGGATCAATTGCCGCCTTTTTCAGCTCATTCCCGGCCCCCTTCACAGCGACGGTCCCCAATGTTATTCCGGTTGTTAGCCCAGCTCCCACCTGCGCTCCGATTGGCACAAAAACCGTAGACATTAGCCCGATTTGAAATGTACTTTTGACTTGGTTTGAAATCGTTTTCACGTTCCCCATTAACCCGGCCTGTTTTTGTTGGATTCCAGCTTGGATTCCGCTCACGACGGATTGTCCAATAGTTCGGAACCCCGTTTCATTGAGCGCAGTCTTTGCATTTCTGATAATGTTTTCTGTGACCGCGGAAAATGTCTGTTGTACAGCAGCGGCCCCGTCATTGATTCCGTTGATAAGACCAATATCCATATTGGATCCGATTTCCGCCGTCTTCCATGACGGAGAATGCGTTCCAGCGCCTTCTGCCGCGCCGTCCACTGCGCCCTGGCCCAAATTCTTAGCCGCCATCTGGGCCTGAGCAGCATTTTGGTTGACCGCATCCACAAGGCCCTGTACGCTGTTTTCTCCAATGGAGTGCATTGCAGCCGTAACCTGTTCTTTTCCTCCGTTTACGGCCTCTGTATAGGATTCTAACATCCCTTGTACGCTTCCCTGGACTCCTTCTTTCATATCAATTGATTCCAACCACATTTCGTTGGCTTGTTTCAATTGATCATCTGACATTTGAGCAAAGGCCTGTACATAACTTGCCCCCTGCGGTCCCATCTCTGCCAGCTTGTCCAGGATTCCCTGATTCACACCACGGTCTGCCAAAATTGACATGTTGTCCGCCCAAGCAGTCACCCCGTTGATCTGGCTTTGCATGTTCTTCAGAAGCTTTTCGCTGGATATCTCTGTTCCTGCGTTGAACTCCTCAAACATATTCATCTGAGAATCCAAGACGCCTTTCAGGGTTTCCTGCATCCCGTTATAAGTTTCCGCAATGCTTTGGACAGATTCCGAGTTCATCGCCGCAGCCAGACGCTGCGCCTCTGAGTTTTCCGCCACGCTTTCAGAGTTTTCATCCAACGCTGTGGTATTGCTCTGAACCTGACCAGTAGATCCGTCTATAGAATAACCATATTCTGCGAGGACTGCCATTGCAGCTTCTTCCTCTGCCGCAAGTTCCTCCTTTGCCTGCCGGTTATTTTCCGCCGCCTCGCTGTTCAGTTCTTGCGCATCCGTCAACTCTTGGTAAGACGCCCGCGCATCGGATTCCCCGGCAATTAGTGCTCCCAGTCCGGTCAATCCATTCAATACCGCGTCGCTGTGTTCGTTTTCCAGTTCTATCTGCTTTTCCCGGATCGCACTTGACTCATTGGCGATCTTGATCTCTTCGATTTCAAGTTCGGTCTTCTTTTTGATCAGCTCCTGCGCATACTCCAGGGCGGCCTGCTGCTTTACCTGTTCTTCGTTCAGCCTGAGTTGCTTTTCAATCGCCTCGTTCGACATGTTCAAGCTGTCTGCCTGCGCATCGTAGGCCAGATTCAAGTTCGGCACCAGGCTGTTCAGCTCGGATACATATCCCTTCATGACCTCTTTTTCGGCATTGCTTTTATTTTCTTTCGCCGCAAGGTCCTTGATTTTCCCTGACAGGATATCCGCGTACTTTGCCTCTGCCTCCATCTGGGACTTACTTTCCGCATACCCTGATATTGTATCCCGTGTTGCATCTGCGACTTCATTCGCAGACTCTACCACACGATTATTTGCCTCCGTTAAAATTTCTACATCTTTTGACGCTTCTCCACATCCATTCGCAAACGCAATCACTGCCGTAACCGCTCCTGCGACTGCTGTTGCAAGGAGAATATACGGATTTGCCTTTGCAACCAGATTCATCACTTCTTGGGCAGCGGCAGCCCCTTGAGTCGCAGTTGTTAGGGCTTCCACGCCCTTTGTCACAGTTTTTACTACCGCAAGCCCGGCAACCGCTACCCCGACTCCCTTTATAGCAGCAATAACTCCGTCACTGTTTTCTATTAATAGTGTCATTCCGTCCTCTACAATCGGGAAGAAATCCTCCGCAAGCGGCGTCCCTATCTTGTCCTGAAACGTTCTTCCAAGTGTAGCAAGGCGGGATTCCAAATTATCGTATCGCACATTTTTCAGGCGATCCATTGCGTCATATGTTGACGACATTTCTCCATTGACTTGCATTAATGCAGCGACGCCTTCTTTTCCAAGGTCTTCCCACATTGTCCCAAACAAGTCAACGCCTGCCTGATTCTGTTCTACCACATTGTCCATTTCGAACAGTGCTTCCAGGACTTCTTTTGTTGCTTCCCTTGCAGATTCCCCACCTTGTGCAAACTTTCCACGCATGATGTCCGCATTTTTTCCAATCAGCTCGAAACCTTCCGTCGTCGAGCTGGCGGTATCTCGTACTCGAATCCCAAATTCTTTATAGGCGTCTCCAAGTTTGTCGACGGAGAACGTTCCAGCTTCCGTACCGTTTGCCAATGAATTAAAAAATTCATCGGCAGTCAGCCCCATTTGACTATAATGTACGGAATATTCGTTTATTGTATCCAGAAGATCTCCGTTTTTGTTCAGGCCATTTTGTGCGCCCTGGACAATGAGGTTATAGGCTTCTTCCGACGTTAGCCCAAAGTTGCTCATAAGAGCATTAACCGCGCGAAGCTGCTCCTGATAGTCAAATCCAAATGTATCCCGCAGGGAAATCGCGTTTTCCGCTGTCTCTTCCAGCTTCGACGGGTCAATACTTCCGGCCTGCTGTTTGATCTCGGTCAGGGCTTCCGCGATGTCGTCAAAACTCTCCCCGTAATCATTGACATACAGGGATTTCATTGTTTCTTCAAATCCCTGCATTTCTCCTGCCGTGGCACCAGTAGCAGCTTTCACTTTGCTTGCCGATGTTTCAAACTGTACGCCATATTCCCATGCTGCCGTAGCCGCTTCCTTCATCAGATCGGCGGTCTTCTCGATGATCCCGGTCACAAGGTTCGCCTTCAAAACATCTCCAAAAACAGATGTTCGTTCACCGGCCTCCTCCACGTTTTCCCCGACTTCTTCAATCCGGTTTCCAAATTCATCAATTGAGTGTGCAGTCTGGTCAGCGCTATTCCTGGCCTCCTCCAGGTATGTCCCGTTTTGTTGGATTTCTGCATTTATACGATTCAAATCCACCTGGGCTTCATTCACCCGCCGCTGCCAGGTGGCTGTATTTCTTTCTGCGTTAAGATAAGAGGATGACGCGCTGGAAAGCCTCCTTTCCAGGCGCGCGATTTCGTCCTCCTGCTGGCTGATTTCCTCACTCGTGGCCGTGGAAGAAGTTTTCATTTCTTCCATTTTGTCACGGGCATCCTGCAAGCTCCGTTGGAGTCGCTTTACCGCCTCTGCGGCTTCATCCTCCTGCTTTTCTGCTGATTTCAGTGCGGTCTGGTACGTTTTTACCGCCTTATCCTGTGACTCATAACGTTTTTCCAGCACTTTATGCTTTTCAGAAAGTGCCTCCATTGAGTTCGCATTTCCGGCAAACCGACTTTCGATCAATTTTAGTTCCGAGTCCAGACTTTTGTTTGCCGCGGTGATCGCAGATACAGCCTGCTTATACTGTTTTTCGCCGTCAAGTTCAAGCGTTACCCCGATCCGTTCCGACATATGGCCTCCTTTATAATGATAAAAGGGAGCTGGATTCCTCCGGCTCCCCTATACGAAATAGTGATTTTCTAATCTCAAAATTGTAAACTTTCCGGTATACCTCGATTAGGTCACTCCATTTTCCAAACCGCATCCGCCCAACTTCTTTTTCGGTAAATCCAAGCTTTTGCATTCCATTGTAGAGTACCCACGCAAAATCAATCATTATTTCTTTTTCTTCGTCTTCTCCTCCCCGCTCTGCGGGGCCTCTGCGTTTTTTGATACAAAACAATTTAAAAATTCATCATGAAGATCACTTGCAAGCTTGACATATCCGTTTCCGTCTCTGCAACACCGGAGGAACTCTGCCGTGGTGATCTTCTCCCTTTTAGTCCCTTTGTCCTCGTTCTCGATTTCAATGGCCTCATTGACCATCAAGACAAATGCCACGCGCACCGCTCGAATACTAATTTCCCCCATAACCGCTACACGCTTCGGCTTTTCTGTCTCTTCGTCAATTTCCTCCGAGTCCCGAAATCCTTTGATTCCGAGAATCCCGTTTTCCCAGTTATTCAGAGTTCCAAAAACGTCCTGGAGTTTTTCCAGGACGTTCATATCACATCGGACCGGATATTCCTGCCCGCCAAATACTACCGTTTTCGCTTCTACCTCCATCATGATTCTCCTCCTTATGCACCGGCCGCGGTGATCCCTGCCATTTTATTCAGCCACTCCAATGCCTCTGCTTTGGTGTCATGGATGCTTCTTTCCCGCCATCCTACTTCATCCACGCTCAGCGCCCTTCCTGCAATGGACGGCGTTTTATACTCGATGCTGTCCCCTTTGGTGGTATAGGATTCCTCCGATTCCGAGAATTTGACCTTATACATCCAAAAAGCAATGTACTTTCTTACCCCGTTCACTTTCTCCGTGGCAAAAAATCCTACACCGACGTAATTTGCTTCATCATCCGCTTTATCCGTAATCTTCGCCGGCGTCTTTGCTTCCTCACCGGTGGAAGCCTCTACTACGGTGTGCCCAAACAATATTTCATGCGCTTTCAGCGGAAGCGTGGTTGTGTTCATGGTAATGTCTGCATACTTAAACTCTTTGTCATACTCTGCTTCCTCATCGTCCCCATAAAGGGATCCCTCGTTATACTGCGGCGAAATGGTCATTTCAATCGCCTTTCCGCATGCAAACCCTTCTGTATAAGTCGGCGTTCCAGCGGTATTTGCATATTTCGCTACAATCGGTTTTGCCAGTCCTACATATGCCATAATGTTACCTCCTAAATCTGTTCTTTGATTTTTTGTACTGCTGCTTCTTCCATTGATTTCAGGACAGCTTCTTTTCCCTTGTTGACTGCCGGCCGAATGAACGGTTGTTTTCGCGAGAAAGAGGTTCCGCTTTCCGTTGCCCCGGCAATCATGGCATTCGCCTTCCCCTTCGGGTATTTCTTGGTTTTCTTTCTGCCATATCCCTCAAATCCGACATGGATATCAGAAACATAATTTTTTACCGCAATCGGACTGACGCCAAAGCTCTTTTTCAAGTCTTCTTTCTGACTTTCTGTTAGGATGTATTCACCCGGCCGCCGCTGCTCTCCGTCTTGCATCGTCTCCAATGATTCTAAATTTCCCCTAACTGCGTCAGCCAATTTCCCGCCCCCGGCATACAAGGCTGCCTTTACTACCTCTCCACTTTGTTTTGTCAGCCCTGCAAGGCGCTCATTCAGTTCTTTCATCCCTGAGATTGTCGCCCGCGCCATCAAATTACCTCCTCAATTTCAAAAACCCACTCATAATGGATATACCCGGTTTCTTCCTCATACTGCACTGAGTTCAATCGCCAGGAAACTTCATTTTCGTTCATGGTTTTCTGGATCCTTTGGAAAAGCGGATCCCCTTCCATTTTTGTAAAGAGATCTATGGTTCCCTGGATAACCTGGAGTTCTTTTTGGTCATCGGCGTTGAGGCTCCCTCCTTCGCTGTCCTCGGCCCATACAATATACTGATCTGACCGGCCGGCCGCCTCATAGTGGAAAACATTTTCAGATACTCCTGCCAACAACTCTTCCAGATCAGCCAAATTCATAATTTTCCTCCAGCCTTTCCAGCGACAAGACCGTAATCCTCAATCCATCGTCGTCTTCCCCATGCTGTGCCTGGCGGATGGTGTATTGCTTTCCATCCTCCAGCACGGCAACTTCCCCTGAGCTGATTTCCCGATCTTGATGGATATGTACCACGGTATCAATCTGCTCCTTCTCCCGCTTTGCAGTATAATACCGGGTTAGTCCTACCCGCTCAAAACCAAAATAGTGTTCCGTTTTCCGCACAAGAACCATTTTCGGCTTGCTTCCGTTTTTCCCACGGTTCTCCTTCCGGTAAATTGTCAGGATCCCGTCGTCAAATGTTTCCGCCATCCGATCCCCCCTTCATTTTCTGTCCAAATAACTTCTCATTCAGAAGCACACGGAGGAACCGTGGCATACTCGTTTCCTTCCCTGCACGTTTCCGAAACAAATGCGCCGCATACATGGAAACCAGCAAATCATCTGGGATATTTCCATCTTTCAGCTTGATTCCTTCCGTCCCAATGTATTCCTCCGCCAACTCTATCAGTGATTCTAGGTATATGTCATTCGCGTTTGTTACCATTTGCAAATCACATTTTAAAAGCGTCATTCTGGTTGTCTCCATGTTCCTTCTCCTGCTTTATTTTACTCCGTTACCTCGGCCGGCTTATTTGCAGCATCCTCTGCAAATGTTGCACTGGTTGTTGGAGCCGTTCCTGCAATATTCAGAATTCCAAATCCTTCTGCAATCACCGGCTTACCATCATACCGGGCGGTTCCCTTAAACACGGTCCGATCCTCCAAAAATTTCACATGCTCGGACTGTCCGACCTGCGTTCCACTCCTCTGAACCAACGTGTAAAGTTCTGGATATCCAAAAGCAATATCGCCGTCCGCCATAAAATTCAGTTCTTCAATGTTTCCTCCAATAACCGGCATCGTGTTCCCCATTCCGGAAACGATCGCCGCTGCCATGTTGGTTCCCATAGCTTCTACTAGCAGATCCGTATGGGTCTTCTTGTTCATCACCCATACCATTCCGCCGGTTGCGAAATCGTTTGCAACTGCCTTCGACGCCTTTACGATCTCCTTAAACAGCTCGATTCCTGCTTTGCTGGAAATTTTAATGATGTTGCTGGTGCTCAGATTCTTCCATTCCCGCGCCGTTGCCGGGTAGTCGCTCGGCTGCGTTGTCTGTGTCAGTCTGGTCACCCATCCCAGTGGCATCTTCGTTCCCTTTCCAAACACAATCGCTTTGTCCAATGCTTTTCCGATTGCCGTTCCGATGCAGTTGATCAGTTCGCTTGCAAGGGATACGTCATTGTCTTCCAAAATCGCGTTGCATACGGAAAAATATCCCCCTACCTTGTAACCGTCCATTTCTGTATCATTAAATCCAATGGACAATTCATTTAGCGATGCACACATTTCCGTCCATACAGCTTCCGGAATCGTCCCCATGATGTTCTGTCTGGATGTTCCTGTCAGAGCTACAAACCGGACATACTTCATCAGTTTGGATGCTGCTTCCGTCCGTTCTTTCAGCATCGGCAGCATTACCTCTGGGATAATCAACCCGACATTATTGATTGCACGTTTTTCTTTGATGCAGGTCCGCACGTTGGAAAGGAAATCTTTCACCCTGTCATCTGAAAAAAACGCGTCCCTCTCCTGGCCGCTCATTCCAAAAAATTTCATTCTTACTTCTCCTCTCTTTTTCTCTCTTTCTTCCGGCTCTCTGGGCTCCTGCCCTTTTTTCTCTTCCTCTGCAATTTCCTTCTCGATCTTGGCGACTTCTTCTTCCAGGCGTTTCTTCTCCTTGTCGTGGCCGTCTTTTTCTTCCTGGAATTTCTCTGCCTGTCCCTCTACTTCTGTGCGGTCTTCCTCACTGGTCTCCGCAGTCATTTCTCCAATGGCTTCCTCGATCTCTTTTTCCCGCTTTTCAAAGTCCGGATCCATTTCCCGGAGCGCTGAAAGCTCCTTCCTTTTTGCTTCCAGCTTGCTCCTCATCAGCAAAACCTTTAATGCCATTACAAATCTCCTTTCAACTTTTTCAAGGTCCGCGCTTTCCACGCTTCGACCCGTCTTTCCTGCTCCTCTTCCAGTTGCTTCTTTCTGGCCTTAACCCCTGTTTCCTCGTAGGCCGGGAATGTGACCACCGATACTTCATAAAGTTTCACTTTCCGGATGGTCCAATGCACTTCTCCAGTATCCTCGTTGATATCCATTTCTTCGTCCAGGATGTCAAAACCAAAAGAGCATTGGTCAACATCTCCGCGCCTGACCCTTTCATAAAGGTTCATGGCGTCCTGGTCATTTGGATTGACGAGAATATCTCCCCACAAGCCACGCGCATCAGTACGCAGGGAAAGGGTCCCGGCCTTCGTCCGGCCCAAGACTAGCCTGGTTTCATGATTAATCAATCCTCGGATATCATCTGACAGCGCTTCCTCAAATGCTTCCGGAGCAATGCTTTCCGTCGCCCCCGGCCACATTTCATATTTGGAGTTAAAAACAGCAAAATAACCGCTGATGTATAATTCACCGGTCTCCTCCTGCCTCGTTTCAAATTGTGCCGCGGCGCTTCTCATTTGCCGTCCTTCCCTATTCGTTATTCTCACCTCCTGTCTTCAGTTTTTTCTGATCTCCAATCATGTCCTGCGGAATAAAATTCTCCAATATGATCAACTCATCCAGTCCATCCTTTGGCGACATTCCGATCCAATCACGGACTTCGTTCCCAGTCATGATCCCCCTGGTATATAGGTCCGACCCGACGTTCGCCAGCTGGTCAATATCGTAGGCGTGAAGGGATCTGGCGTTAAACTTAAAATACCATTCCGGGCTTAGAAGCAGTTTTTTGGTTAACTCCTGCTCTATCGTATTGCAGATCATTCGGATTGTGGTGTCGATAAAATTGTTCCACTCGTCCCGGTTGTACTCCCCTTCCCCCACCACAAAGGCCGGAATACTCAAGATGGAAGAAACCGTCCGTTTGTCCAGCCGGACGGAATCGGGAAGGGCGAGGTCTGTGATAGACAGCGGTGTTACTGTCTCTACAGAAAACTGATCTGCCGGAATCATCCAGGGTTCGCCTGCCTCTGACGATTCCAGGTATTGTTCAAGCAGTGCCCTTCTCCCCGCAACATTAGAGAATTCGTCCGTCAGGCCATCCACCTTGACAATAATGGATGGACGCCATTTGCTCTTCATAAATCCGTTCTTGGTTTCCTGTGCTTGCTTCAGGCTGTCCGCCACTTCTTTCAGCTGCGCTTTGCATCCAGTCCCCTTCCACGGATAATTTGGGTCTGGATTCAGAACAAAATGGAGAACTTCATCCGGCTCATGTTCAACCCCGTCCCGCAGGATTTTATATCCATACGGCCCTTCCGGTATATAGGAGACCCGCGCTGGCGGAATTGGAACCAGGTCTTTGATCAGCCCGCCTTCTGTCACCGGATATACCACACAATTCCCCTCCCCCTCCAGAAGCAAGGTCCGGACAATGGTGGAAATAAAGGTCTTTCTCGTCATGTACCGGTTTGGGTTTATGTCTATTTTTTTAGCCAGTTCGTTCCGGATCCGGATGTCCCCGCCGGATGTGTTCCCCATGAGATGGATGGTCATGGACGATACCAATCCGGCAATTTTGTTCACTCCGGCAATGATCTCCGGATTTTTTGACAGACTTGTATATCCGTCGGAACATATAATTTCATAGGCATCCGGGGAACAGAGAAAGAGTCCTGACCGATTTCCTGCGGGCTCAGCTCTCGCTTTATTCCCTGCCGGTTCCCCTCTCGCCTTGTTTCTTTTTTTACTCATTTTTTTCCTTTCCCAGCCAGGCATCCGTATTCTGGCCGCTCTCTATTCCAATCATCATCTGCTTACAGGCAATGACGTCGGAGTCAAACAAATCGATTCGTTTTTTCGGCATGATTTTTTCAAACCGAATGAATTCGTCGCTGTCCTCGAACGCTTTTACATTTCCGATACAGTATTCAAAGGCTTTGTTATGCAGGTAATAATACTTTCCCTGGATGATCTTTTTTTCGATCTCGCGGAAAGCCTCGGTCTTTTCCACATATCTTTGGGACTGGTCCCGCACCTTAAATTTCGCTTTCTTCATCAAAAGAGAAAACTCACGGGAATAGCGGCGGTCATACCCGGTCCAGCGGATTTTAAATCCCATGTCCCGCATTTGGATGAACCATTTCACCACATCGTCATAATGGATCACTGTGTCGTTGCATAAGGTCAGCCAGCCCATTTCTTCCCACCACATATAGGGAATGCCATCTTCCTCCGCTTTGGTGTATGCCTGCGCCGCCGGCATGAAAGCATGGGAAATTACGATGTCCACATCTTTATACCGTCCATGGATTGCCGCTCCGGTCAGATCATACATCTTTGACAGGTCCCCGCCGCCGTACCACTTGATCGGCAGTTTCGCCAGTTCCTCCAACGTCCAGTTGTACGCCTCATCCGACGCTCGCACCTGGTCCGGATCGAAATAGGCATTAACCGGAGCCGTAAAGACGTTCAGTGATTTTGCCAGGAAATCTTTCCGAAGCTTCGGGTCATTCATGGCCTGGAGTGACTCATTCAGGATTTCATCCGGTCGGATGGAAACTCCGTATGCCGGATTCGCCATCTCATGCACTTTGGGGTTTGTATAATCAATATACTTTTTCCCATTCTCATCTTCGCTTTCGTCCGCCTCGCAGATGAAGAAGAAATACCGTTCATCTTCGATTTCCCCATCCAGGACCCGCTTCCCGTATTTCACGCGGCCGGCAAGGAAACTGTCCGGATCATCTCCGGCGGTCGAAATACCAATCATCAATTTGTTGGTATAGGCCTTCATCATGTCCTTAAACAAGGTATATTGTTTCGGCTTTTTAAAAGCATGTATTTCGTCGGCAATACAAATATTGCCGTTAAACGAATCCTGCGCATCTGGGTTTGATGGCATAGCTCTAATAAAAAACATTCCATCCCCGATTTCCCCGGTTATGGAATGTTCATTGTTGTTATCCACTATATGGAAGGTATCTTCCTCCCCCATGTTGATAATATTGTATTTGATGAAGTTAAACGCCTCCAGGCTCTGAGGCAGTGCAGCGGATACAATATAAATCTTGCTCCCGCTCATTCGATAGAGCAAACCCAGAGCATATGCAAGCCCGCCGGCAAAACAGGTCTTGATATTTTTCCGCGGCATGAAAATTAGTGCCTCATTGAAACGGATCCGATTCGTCCCTTTAAAGAAAAAACCCAGTAGATTATACACGATAAATTTGTGGAATGGTTCCAACAAAAACGGGGTCCCTCGCAGCGGTGTACTGTCTAACGCCTCTCCCTGCTGATGGCACATGGTCCGTTCAATAACTCGGATAATAAATTCCGGAGTCTCCGGCCTAAAATCATATGCAGGATTTTTGAGATCATCAAGAAATCTTTGGCATCCCTTAATCCTGTATTTGTTCGCCGGGATTTTTCCGTTCACGACATCTTCCGCATACCGCTTTGTAATGTCGTAGCTCTCATAGCTATCCATTTAAGCCTTCCAGGACTGACGCAAGTTTCCCCTTTTTCTTATCTTCCAGTCCTTTTGTTTTTATTACCCGGAGTCCCTTCGGTGTCAGGCCAAACAAATTCTCCATTTCAAGCAACTCTCTCCGGATTCCTTCAAGCGCCAGATAAACCGGTGCCTTCCTTTCGTTCGTCGAACCATTCTTGTTCGTGTATTGTTCCGTTACCTTACATCCCGTTTCATGCCATTTTCCCATCAATATGTCATATTCTATCCTGAGTTCTGCATATCGAGTGATCGGGACTTCAAATTCCGGCCGAAATGTCCCGACCTGTTCCATAGCCGCCTTCGTTTCCTTATAAAGATTGGTTCTTTTTCGTTTGAAAATGGCCGCTTCTTTTTTTATTTCATTCATTCCGCTCACCCCTTTTTTTTAAAAATTCTCAGAGATGGAAAAGGCCACCCAAACCACTAGACCAATCGCCAGAAATCCCCCTCGCAGGGTGGGGGGGGATCCTTATCCTCCTGCTAGTCCAGCGGTATCGGTGTGATGCTTTGCAACCACTTTCCAAGCTCTGTCAGCTCTCCCGTTTTCCGGTTCTCCAGTTTGTTGTGTGTTTCCATGCTCACACTGATCATGTTCCAATCGCACCAAGCATACTGAGGAAACCTTTCCACCGGGTAGATATGATGCACCGTGTTCGCTTCCATTGTCTTTCCAAACCATTTTGCGACTTGATCCATGTACCGGTCACGCCGCAGGATGTACTTCCTCTTTCTCTTCCATCTTCCTTTTTCATATTGAAACATTTTTCCTCCCTCATATAAAAGGCCCGGATTGTTTCAGGCTCCGGGCTGCCTGGAAGGATTGCTTAAGGAGGATCGAACGAAATGTGCGCCGTGTTCTCTGCGGTATAGGTCCTTCTCCCTATTCCGCTTCTACCATAATATCATGGGGTTTTGTCCCCCGTGTCCCTTACTTATTCTTTTTTGATTGACAGCAGCCAATAGAATTTTCTTCTCTTCTCGTAATATTGGTTCCGCCCCATCGGAATCCCCATAACCTGCCTGAGATAATTATAGGTGATCCCCTCATTCGTCACTGCTTTCAGCAGATATGGAAAGATCTCTGGATCAACCTCTCTTGCTGTTTCTTCAATCACACGGCATTTCCTGGCAAGGATCTCCCTTCGTATTGCGATCTCCGCCGTGCTGTCTCCCACTCCATCACCTCCAGGCATTCCCGTCATTTCCGGAGATTTAAGTGCATTCGTTTTATATTTTAGTTCATCCTTCCACTCATTGTATTGTAGGCAATAATTGTATAATTCTGCAAATCTCTTCTTTGATATTCCATATGTCTCTTTGTTCAGTGGCCTAACCCTCATTATTATTCTCCCAATGCCAAATCCACGTATGTACGAGATACAGTCTGTCCACACGGCCGAACCAGCACAACCAGGCGCCGGTACACTCCAACCACCCGGCAGGTCTCCCGCCTATGTATAGTCGATTCCTCTCCTCCTGATGCGGCATCCACCATAATCCGGATTTTGCCCCCGATCTGGATCTGATTCCTCTGTTCCTCAATTTCCCACGGCATAATCCCACCCTGTACATCGCTTCGTGGGCCATCCCGATGTACTTTAACCGCCTCTTCTGCCGGCATTCCCATCCGCAAGCGTTTCTGCACCAAATGGGTTCGGTGCTGCAATCCATACGCCTTTGAGATTGCATATGCAGAGGCCAAGCCGCCCCGAAAGGGGAATAGTTCTTTTGCTTTACATCCCATATATCCTTCCTCCTTTAAAGCTCAGTTTAAATAAACTGCCTCTGCCTTTCTCACGGGCTGGCTGCAATATTCTACCGTAACATTCCGTTGATAAGAAAACACACTGCCACAGCAAGGGCAAACACACTCGTCTTCATCATCGTCAGCTTCCCAGCTGTCGCCATCTTCATACCCACAATATGGACAAGTAATCTGTCCAGTGTAGTCTTTGTCTTCTGGCTCTTCGCCATCTATAAAAACTTTCTGCGACTTTAATTTTTCAACGTATGCCGTATGATTCATACCACCTTTTCCGTGCAGAGAAGTAATGCTGTATGCAGTATCGCCTATAATTAGCGTATCTCCAATGTCGACTTCTCTATCAGTCTCTATGATAGGCTTAATTCCGTCGTCTTCTGGAGTTGACCCGTTTGGGATATAATCCCATAACCGTTTACGTCCCAAATCCGCATAATCAAAAATTTTCATCAAGTTCCTCCATCAAAACTTAAATTAATTAAGTATCAATTTTCAATTCTGCCGCTTTTTTCTTATACCAGCCTCTCCATTTTCTCTGCCATATTGCGCAGAAGCCCGCAGCCCCAACTGGTTCCCGGAATGTATTTACTTTTTCCATTCCTCTCCATCTGGATGCTTCGGGGGATATGCCCAATAGCAGAATATTGTATTGGCCGATGCAGGATATATCCCGCATTGAAATCCTCTCAAATCACTCCAATGTCCCATAACCACATCATTAAGATTATTGTGTCGAATTGCCAATAATACATATCCTGACTTTTTAGGCGGTTCTGACATCGGATGAAATTCAATTTCCTGTCTTATCATAGATTTTCTCCTTCAAAACTTAAATTAATTGAGTATCAGTTTTCATGAATAAGTCGCTTCGGAAATTCCTGAATCAGTTGCTCTCCCCATATGTTCATTAGACTGGATTTCATAAATACCGGAATATCTTCTTTGCGGCACTGCCCCACAATATCTTCTATCCACTTACGCTTCGGAATAACCTTGTCTTTACGCCGTCCTGTTTCTGCACCAAATGGGTTCGGTGCTGCAATCCATACGCCTTTGAGATTGCATATGCAGAGGCCAAGCCGCCCCGAAAGGGGAATAGTTCTTTTGCTTTACATCCCATATATTCTTGCTCCTTTAATGCTCAGTTTTCGCGATTAACACCCGCCCATTGCTCTGCCATCGCTTTTGCAATTCCGGGAAATGTCTTTGCTCTATTTTTCTGCCTGTCCTTGCCGCCTTTCATAAACCAGGTTCCCGCCTCATGGCAGTTGCATTTGTAATCAACAATTTCTGTCGGAACCAATTTCGGCAGTCCTCTAAGCCATAACCTTGTTTTTTTCTGTACTGGATGCCCGAACTGCCACGGCTGAATCTCCTGTGAATGTATCGGCATCTCATATATCCGGCTGGACACCGGATTTTCTACCGCTACCCTCGGACAGTCCGCATTCAGAAAACTCATGAAAAACGCCTTTGCTTCTAGGCCTTTCGCATAGCGTTCTTCGTTGAGTTGTCCACCCCGAAACAGATGCTTCGCTCCGGCATTGCTCAAATATGTACAGGGTGGAAATGCAATCATCATATCCCAGCGTATTTTCAGTAGTTCTAGTGCATCTACCTGTAAATGCCACTCTGGATGACCACCGGAACAGGGTTCTATGTCACAACTATATGCCTCATGCCCCAACTTCCGTAACTCAATCGTTACCGCTTGGGATTCTTCGCAAGCCACTAAAATTTTCATTCTTTCCGAAGAGAGAAACCCGGATTTTATGCGGCCGCAACTCCGCCCTCCCTTCATTCTTTAAAAACTTAATTGTCTTTACTCATTTTTGTGCCGCATTGTGGACAATATGGTGTTTGTACCACTGTCCCATTATGACACTTGCTACAGCGATAATATCGTCTTGGTGCATACTTAGGCTCTCCGGTGTCGTCACATCCAATAAAAGTTGATGTAGTCCAACCTTTCCATATTCCCATTTCTGTCAAAATTTTACCTCCGTAAATAGTCATTTACTGACTTATAAATAAACGGGAAAATCAATATTCCCATTATGTCATCAACTACTCGATGCTGGATTTGGCCATATATTATCAACTCCAATACTTCCCATACTAGGCACAAAATCCAAAATATTATTCCGGCTTTTAGTATGCGTTTCAATCGTACCTCTTTCAAAGAATTCCATATTGTTCCATGATTTCGTAGGCTTGTAGGCTTGAGATTTGCCCGGTAGATTGTGCGAACTTTACCGCCCCATAAATCCAATCTTTTCTCTGTTCAATGTCTGCCTTCATCTTACTTTTCATAGTTTCTTTTGCATATTCTTTCAATTTTTCGTACATATCCATCCTGCTTCGTTCCTCTCTTCTATGCTAGATTTTAATTTTTTCTATCAACCTTTGCCCGATGTTCCAGGATCCGGACCAGCTCATTGATCATATGGACCGCCAACGGTTCTGCTTCATACTTCCGCATTATCTCGTCCGCATCTCCTATGATGCTCTTCCATTCTTTGCTTTTTGGTGTTATACTGATTTCACGGTATTTCTTCCACCAAACGTAGACATCATTAAAAACATTTTTCACTTGCTCATTTGTCATTTTTGCCTCCCAGTTACGGTCGGTTACGTAGGATCGTAACCTTTTGATACCCCGCAAACCCGCATAAAACCTAGCTTTTTCAAGTTCGGTTACGAAGTTACGTGGTTACGAAGTTTTTTTCTCCCGTGCGCGAGGCACATATTTTTAAAAATCACTCTCACACATGTGTCTCTATATAAGTGTAAAAAAATCACGTAACTTTCGTAATTTCGTAACCATACCCTGTAAACCGCGTAAAATCGTGCTTTTTCGGTTACGAAATGGCTTCCGCTTTCGTAACCCTAACTTCAAAATTCGTAACTCTGCTTAGTCAAATGGACTTTCTTCTTCGCCTGTCGACACAAATCCATCTTGCTGAATTGGGATTTCCCCCATATCGATACAAGCACAGCGTACAGATTTTCCACTAACCTTAGCAGTTTTGTATAACAAACCGTCTTTTCCCTTCGATAACCGGCCTGCCTGATCCAGCCACGACAGCAAAGCCTTTGCATTATACCCTCCTTCCTCACAAACTCGCTCAAACACACTTTTAATCATTCGAACTTCTTCCCCATTCACAGCCCCATAACAGGGATCCGCGTTCATGGAAAATTTGCTTGCATTGGTCACATAAAAATCATGAATATACTCATATCCTCTTGCCCCCACGTCAACAGCTTCACGGGTATGCAGATATGGTTCAATGTCTTTCACACTCAGTGCCCGATCATCACAAAAAATCCAACCAGTAGCCAGCGCATCCGCTGTCAGAATCGCTGCCGCAGCCATCGTCTGCTTCTCTGTACTGCTTGTTCCTAGTTCCCGGTAAAACTTTTTATATAGCTCTGTTGCTCTCTCTTTGGCCGGATCCGTATCCAAGAACCCCATAAACAGCTTTCCGGCGTGCCCATAGTTTTCCCGAATAATGTCCAGCGTTGCCGGCGCATCCTCAAAAAGCGGCTCCCGGCATTCAATCTCTATAATCCGGTTCATAGCACCGCCGCCGGAAGCAGCGTATGTAATCGGCGATTCCCCTGATGTGATAATGCAGTTCTTCCAGGTAGGTGTCTTCTGGAGTCCGCCGGTCTTCGCGCCACGGGTTTTGCCGATGCCCTCGCAAAGCATATAAACGGTCTGTTCAAAAGATTTCTTGTCCTTCACCAGCTGAAATTCGTCCAGGATCAAAGGCAGGTTGTTTACAAATCCAGCCAGCTGTTCTAAACCGACTAAGGTACCGTTAAAGGTCTGTATAAAACCAGCACTTTCATTCGGATCGGCCCAGACCGATGCCGCAAGCATCTGGCCCACTGTTTTTCCCGTACCGCTCCCACCCCAAAAATGCAGGATAAAGTTCAGTTTCCCGATTAGTTTTAGGACTACTGACGCGAAACTGGCTGCCAACGCAATCCGCGCCACCGAGTCGGTCGCCCTGACTGAGCTCGCCACTTCCAACCACCGTTCAAACTCTCCATAGGGATGCACTGATTCAAACACTCGCCTGAAATTATCGATTCCGTCAAATTCCAGGTTCTCCATATAAGGACTGAAAAGCCCATTCGATGTCCATCCAAGATGACTGACGGACTGTGCCTCTGGGATTGTGTTGTGGTTAAGATCCTCTATATCCTGCAGGTATTCCACTAAAAAGCAAGCATTTTTATCTGATACGGAAATATCTTTATCCGCCAGCCTCCGAATTTCCCTCGCACTGAACAAAGTGCTCTTATTTTCCACGACTTCTTTCCACCCTTTGTAATCCCGCCGGTACATCAGCTTCAACCGGACGGTTCCATCATCAATATTGATCAGACGTTGAACTGGCAAAATCGGATGCACGCAGGCAATATCCATTCCTTGTTTCTCATTTCTGCGAACGATGCCCTCATCATTTGCGATCCAATCTCCAGTAAACAACTCCGCCGGCTGATCCTTAAAGTCAGTCATGTTATTGACCACACTGCTAATCCCGCCTTCCGGCTTTTCATACTGTTTAAAGTAGGCTCTAACCATCGTATCAAATCGTTTGAATCCCACCTGCTCTGCATTCGCTTTTAAATCGTTGTATAGCTGCATATATGCAAAACCGGAATCCTTCTGATCATATAAGAGGCGATATGGCTCTTCCGTATTAAAATCCTCTTTGGTATACTTTTTTGCCGGGCTATCCCCCATCACGCCTCATCTCCTCCTGATCCTCCCTGGCACCAAAAGCCAGGACTTCATACTTGTACTCGTTTTCCTGCCGGATTTGATGGTATAGCCCCCACTCATCAGACAACGGCGGAAAAACACCTTCCAGGGCATCACAGGCCCGAAGCAAACCGCAAATCTGCCCCAGTCGCAAACATCTCCAAGCCTGGAACTCTGCCTCTCTTTGTTGCTTCTCCCGTCGCCGGCGCTCAAACTGGATCCGCCTCCGAACTCGTTGGAACTGCGGCACGGACTCGTACTCACCTCCCAGGGCAAGAAATGCTTCACGAAAAGACAAATCCTCCATCCGCATAATAAAGTCAAAAATATCTCCATTGGCACCACATCCGAAGCAGTGGTAATCATGTGGATAGACTTTCAATGAGGCCTCCCTATCCCCCTGATGGAATGGGCACCGGAGGAATCCGGCCCGATTTGGCTCAAGACCATACCGGGCCAGTACATCACGCATCGAATACTTTTCCTTTATTTCCTCCCGCGTCATGTCTCTCCTTTTTGCTGTAGGTACTCCTTCACTTCTCGGTATAGGATGTCTCGGATCAGCTTTCCCGTCGTCGCTGATCTGCAAAAATCCAACTGCATCCCATACCTTGCCCGGAACGCATCAATACTTGCCACCAGTGCCTGTGGTTTTAACAAGCTTCGGTATTTTCCAGCATATACCTTCTCCCAGTTCCCGTTTTCCACCAGAAGATAGATTCGACATCCGGCGGCCTTCGCCCGCTCGAATTCCCTCTCAAACCGGTCTCGGTCCTTCCCGAAGCATTGGCACAGCTCATCTAAGCTCATCTTACGCTCAATCGCCACTTTGGTAGAAAAGTCCATTTCACTGCCATCCGGCAAGCTACATTTGCAAGAATAATCGCCTGCATTTAGTTTCCGTCGTTCGTGGGGTAGACCGGTGGCTGCAATCCTGGCTTTCAACTTTTCCGTCGGCTGCTCCCTGGTATCCACCAAAAGTACGATGGATGCCAGGGAACGGTCGATGTCAAAATGCGTATATTCCATCAATTAAACGGCATCTGCTCATCTTCCACGCCGTCGGGAATGTTTAAGAATCCATCATCTGAAACTGCCTGTGTATTGGCTGCCACACCCTTTTTCAACAGGGTATCCGCTGGAATTTTATAGGCGCCTTTCCGAATCAGATCCGCAGATACAAGATGGTGACAGTTGGTATAGAAACCACGCTGACCGTTATCCAATTCAAATTCCTTATTGTTAAAAACGCTGCCAACTACCTTGCCCTTTAATGTCCCCTCATCCCAATCCCAGTGATACCCAGGATTCGATTCCTCAAATGCCACGATCGTAGTATTGAACCGTTTCACCGACCACTCATCTTTCTCACTGCCATCATCTTTCGGGACGTTCAGCCGGTATGCACCCTTCCACTTTTTATCTTCACCTGTTTGGGCCTGATAGTTATTTTTGAAGTGATCCTTATGTTCCCCCTCGATAATATCGAAATACAAAACGATTTGATCCCCCCAATCATACTCCATGTATTTCACATCCAACACCTTCAAGACATACCCACCAGCCGGGAGCCGCTCTGCCTCTTTATATACGTTTTCGCGTGAAAACCCTTTTACTTGTTTCATCGTATCCTCCTTTAAAATTCATCCAGGGCCTTGATTACCTGGGTAATATCGTTCTCCACTTCAAAATCCGCGAATGCCCCCATTGGGGATTTAGCTGTGCTGTTTTTCGCCTGTGTCTCAAAAAGATATTTTCCATCCACACACTTTGACAGCAGGACCGTGGTAAACTTACTTTCCAGCACGATCTTGTCCAACTTCTTACCTGATGTCTTGATCCGGGTAAAAGCGTATCCGGAATCATCTCGTTCCGTCTGTGTGTGGGCGGTGAAAATCACAGTCAAGTCATCCCGGTAATCGTAACACTCGCAGATTAGGTCCCATACACAAGTGGCCAGGTCCACCCACTTATCATATCCCTTTTCTTTGCTTCGGCGCATTTCGTCTGCGACCATCAGGCCGTTGATGGTATCAATCACGATTGTCTTCCAGTTCTTCTTCCCATCAATCACTCGGATCAGTTGACGGACAATGTTGACATCATCACAACGTTTATAATTTCCGATTGCTTCACTGTATTGATTGCGCCATCCCTTCCAAGACAGTCCCTTCTTGTCGCAGTCAACATAGAATGTCGTCTTTGGATCCAAGTTCCGCATGGCGGTGGTTTTTCCTGATCCAGATTCCCCCATGATGCAGATCACTTTACTCATTCCTTTCCTCCTCGCTTTCCACCCGAATAATGGTATCCTTTGCAGCGTACTCGATCAGACTTGACGCCAATGCGATCACGGTCAGATCTGCCCCCGCTTCGTTCAACAGCCTTTCCAGTGCATCCGCCGCCTCATGGGTTACCCGAATCACCGCCCCGCTGCTGTCTCTTCGAATGAGTGTGCGTTTTTTCTTTTTTACAACAATCACGTTACTCATTTTCTTTCGTCCTTTCCACCACTCTGCTGGCCCACATATCCGCCCAATGGATGATCATGTAGAGCGGTGTTTCTTTCCCCTGGATCTCGTATTTCAGGGGGCCATAGAGACCATTGTGGTAATAGATTGCATACTCTTCTTCCTCTGTTAGATCAATATGCCGTTGGGCAATCGCTACACTTCTAATCTCATGGGGGATTGGCAGCAGCTCTTTGTTCTGCTCATACGGCTTCGATTCACTCCGTTTGCCGGTTTTGAGTAGGTTTTCTACATATAGAGGTTTTCCATGTTGACCGCATTTACCGAGGTCATGCAAGGCTGCAGCAACGATCACGCTTTCCTTCAATACATTCGACGGAGCCAAAGTTTCCCACAACTGCAATGCAATCCGCATTACATTGGCTGTATGGATCGCTAGGCCGCCGGCGCAGGCCATATGATGTGATGTAGCAGCTGGCGCCGTCCAGAATCCGTTCTCACTCATCCATTGGAGCAAGCTTCCCATATATTCGCGCTCTGTACTTGCTAGCATCTCCTTTACATACTCCTTTGCTTCTACCTGGTTCATTTATCTTCCTCCCCGAAGTATTCCTCCATTTCGATTTGATCCAAGAGCCACAAAACCGCGCTGGCATCCCAGGCATTCAGCTGACGGTCTCCCAGTTTTGCGGTTCCATCATCACACACAATCTCTCTCAACTTTTGCTTTTCCTTCATCCACATTTTCATATAATCCATTGATTTTCCTCCGATCCTGTGGTATCCTTACCACATAAACTATTTACTTCTTGGGTCGCCGTGTGCCAGCACGACGGCCTATTTTCTTTTTCTCCTAAACCAACGTCTCTTACGCCTAACTGCCAACATCGTAACCGCTTCCAGGCCGTCCTCCTGCTTTCTTCTAGTGATCTCTCCTAGCCCCTCTAGGATTCCTTTTTTAAGGACTTGCTCCTCTTCTGAGGTAGTCGCTGTCCCCAGCCTATTTGTTATGGCGTTGTACATGATATCGGCGTCATTGATTCTTGTGATTTCCTTCATTTCTTTCCCTCCCTTCTGCTTGGCTAAAATATTGGTCAACCTGTTCCCTTAGATTTTGACAGATCTCCTCACAGATTCCTTTATATCTCTGCTCATCCTCCTCCGTCTTTAGCAGCGCCGTTATTTGGGCTGCGCTGGACGGTTTCCCGTAAGAATATTTAAATAACAGCCCTGTCGTTTTGGTAATGATTTCCTCAATCGCCCCATAGTCTGACCAGGTTTTCCCGCTGGGGCCATACTGGATTTCCCCGTTTCTCATTTCATCCCATGTGCCGAAATACCTTTCCCTGCATTCTTTCCGGATTCTCTGCAACCGCTGGGACGGTGAGGCGGTAATTCCTCCGTTTTTAAGGTAGTTAATTTGGGCTTGCAATTCCTCTATCTGGGCTTCTAGGGTTTTTGTGTCTGTCATATACCTTCTCCTTTACGTGCGTTTCGCACCTTCTTTTTTCTTTCAGTATACAGTACAATTTGCACGTAGTCAAGTATTATTTACGTGCTTACTGCACGTTTTTTTAAGGAGGCCACAATGTTCAATAAGCGACTTCGTCACATGCGCATGAAACGCGGTTTCACACAGCAACGATTGGCAGACACTTTAGATATTGCATTACGTTCTTACCAATGCTACGAAACAGGCACCCGAACTCCATCTTATAGCCTACTTATCTTAATTGCGGACACTCTTGACGTCTCCCTAGACTATCTTCTTGGCCGAGATGAATTTATGAAAGCTCACGGAGTATCCTTTGATGAATTCCTGTAATGTCCTCCAACTCGTCCCAAATAGTGAAATCTCCGTTTCTATCACCTGTCTCTAAATTTTGATAGTACCGAAGACTTATATCCAGCCTGTCGGCCATCTGCTGCTGTGTCATGCCCGCTTTCACGCGGGCTTCTTTGAGGTTCTTCCGCATCTTTACCTCCCTCTGATCAACATCACCGTATTCACTCCAAAAAACACCATCCCCAGCGCCAGCACTCCCGGCGTGCTCCGATGAGCCAGCACCAGTAGGATTGTCAGCCAGCCGATCAGATAGGCAAAGGCGGTTAAGGTTCCGAATATCTCCCGTTTCATCCGCTCACGCTTTCCGGTAGTCCGCGCAGTACCGAGCAGCCTCATCCGGATCGTCGAAAATATCCACCCAAATGTCACAGCTCCGTGTCTCCGTACACCCGGATTCCTCGCCATCACGCGCCGGCCGAACTTTCGCCACAATCTTACCGTTGCTAAAAATCTTTGCTTCTACTGCATACTTCATTTTGTCTCCTCCTTTATCCTGCTTGTTCTGGCAATTCCTTAATGTTATATGGATCGGTCAAATCCTTTCCCTCGAAATCCTTGAGGAATTTCAATAATGCTACCCGCCGGCATTTGTAGCAACCCAATTTCAAAAACGGCAAGACCCCAGCTTTTCGAAGCTCATTCACATAATTTACATTGCATTTCAGAAGTTCTGATACTTCTTTAACGGTGTACAGAATGTCTTCCATATATGAGTCCCCTCCCTATTTCCGATATCGGTTGATAAAATAAATTTGTCCCTTACCACTAACTTTCGTGGTCTTTGTGGTAATATTGCATCCGTTGGAATCCACATAGGATCCTTCTTTCACCTCGAACAGTTCCATCTCCATTGCTTTCTGCGTCGGCATGTTTTTGCTACTTCCACCCTTGATCAGATAGCCTTCTTCCCGGAGCCGTGCGAACAGTCTTTTCTGCCCGGTGTCTACTCCGTTTTGTTTCAACAGCTTTGCCAGATCGCCGATCAGGATAGACGTCTGACTGGCTGAAACGGCGTCGGCGAAGACCTCTTTCGGTTTCATACGCTGGACATCCTCCAAAAGCTGCCCGTTGTGCTGCTTCAACCGGTCGATCTCCCTGTCGGCCATCTTGAGTGCCCTCGCCATGATCTGCTCTGGGGTATTCCAGGCTTTTTCCAGATCAATGAGGTATTGACGGCACTGTTTGCCCTCTGGCGTCCGCTGTATCATGCAAATCTGCTTTGCCATATCAACGGAAATGCTGTAATCAGTTGATGTTGTTTCATTTCCTTGTGCTGTTACCCATTTTTGGGAAATAGCTTCATAGTCCTCGTTTTCCGTGAATCCGTATTCACACATTCTTGGAAACCATGTTGCGAATTTCGTTCCGATATTCAATTTTTCATGTAAATCTCTTGCTGATACTGTCGGCTGTTCTGTGTCATAGTTGATTTTGATTAGATCGTCCATTCTACCTCCTTATTTAGTTGATTAATTTTTCTGTCTCCTTTATACTGTAGTCACAGGCCCCGCCAGGCCGAGTAAAATAGGAAGGAGAGCGAGCAATGAAACCTTTTTCGGATTTTTTGGACACAGTTGACGATTCCGATTATTCTGACTATATCGAGAAAATAGTCGAGCATGTCAACACAACGGAACCAACACATGATAACGCAATGCTCAGCATTACCGGCCAACAGGTTCTGTACTATCTTGAGAAATACCACGAATGGCTTTGTAATCAAGGATTGGTGATTGTACACAACAAGAAACCTTGATCTTATCGTCATGCTCCAAGCTACTCTGAATAGCTTGGAGCTCTTTTCCGATGAGCCGCTCCGCTCTTTCTTCGGCTTCCTTTAATATGCTGTTGAGTTCTTGTACTTTTTCGGTGATAACCTCAATTTCTTTACAAAATTGTTCACCGCCCTCTAATCGCACTTTTATTACTTTGTCTTCCATCTTCCAACCTCCTTACTCCAAAAAATACTCAATGCTGACACCAAAGTAATCTGCCAAGAGCTTGAGCTTATCCACTTTGGGCTTGCTACGACCAGATTTCCAATCGGCAAAAGTTGACTTTGTCAGTCCCGTATCAACCGAAACTCTGTAATCAGTTACGTTTCTTTCATTACGCAGCTGAACATATTTTTCGTACAAAAATAATCCCTCCTTTCCGAACTTTCTGCTTGATTTTAGTTCGGAAATCAGTTATAATACATTTACCAGTTATATTATAACAATTGACTTCAGAACTTGTCAATACTTTTTTGTACGGGTTTTAAAACACCATAGGAGTAATCATGTACGAATTTTATAGTAAATTACGAGACAAAAAAGGATTGAAAGATGCGGACGTGGCAAAAATCACAGGTATTACTAAATCCACTTTTTCTGACTGGAAAAGTGGACGTAGCAATCCAAAAAATGACAAGTTGCAAAAAATAGCCACTTGCCTCGAAGTACCTATAGATTGGTTGATATCCGGCAAAGAGCCAGAAGAACCAAAAAAACCCGTTATCACCCCAAAGGATGAACGGGACATAAAAAAAGATGTTGACAGCATTATGGCAAAGATTGAAGCCGGAGCTGATGGCCCTGCTGCCTATGACGGAGAACCTCTCTCTCCAGAATCGGCTGAACTCTTCCGTGATGCCCTAGAAGTAGCTCTAAGACAGATTAAAATCCTGAATAAGGAGAAGTACAATCCTCATAAAAACAAAAAGTAGGTGATGGCCTATGAAGGATTGGATACGAAAAAAAGTTGCTTATCATGTACAAAAATACGAAACCAGAGACCCTCAGCGTTTAGCCAACGAACTAAATATTCTGGTATATAGGCAAGATTTGGGGGAATGTCAGGGATGCTACATATACATGAAACGGCGCAAGTGCATTTT